TCGCTCCCGAGCCTGTGTCATTCGTTCGACTCCTAATTAGTTGTGAGCCAGTTTTTTGGCAATCAAAAAGATAATCAGGGCTTGTTGTTCCGATCCCAACGTTGCCGTCTTGGCTTATAACCAATCGCGGTGTTTCTGATGTATCCGAGCTAGACACGTCTTGTGTGCAGAATTCAATACGAGTCGGCTTATTGTATTGATCAACAGAAGACCACGTACTAGCATCCTGCCTGAAAATAATTGATCCGGCAGGGCCGTAGACACTATTCTTTTGCCCTTCAATGCCAAACTTAAATACCTGTTCTGTTCCTGCCGTATCTGCAATCTGGTTGGTATTTGTGCCCTTGAACTCTACAATATCACCTTTAATATGCAGTAATTCATCAGGCGCAGAAGTCCCCAAGCCTACTTTGCCTGTCGAATCAATAACGAGGCTGTTACTAGGTGCGCTGCCGTTAAAGCCAACTGCAGGTGAACCTGAAGAGCCACCGCCAATGTGACTTAGCTGGCCGGTTGAGGTGATGCGCAGGCGTTCTAGCTGGTTAGTGCTAAAGGTTAGGTTTCTAGCGTTGAGAGCATTGAAGCCCCAATCAAGATTTCCGTTTGTTGTTACTTCTAAACCGCCGGATATTGGCCCACTTCCAAAAGCCGCAACTGTGTGAGCTGTTGTAGATGTCGTTTTTACTTCAAATGTAACACTTGGGCTCGTAGTGCCCACCGCCAAGCGGTTTGTCGAGGCGTCATAGAACACACCGCCGCTATCAACATTGATGTCACCATCGGACCCGATACTGATGCGCTGGGTGCCATTAGTCGAGATGGCTACTTGGTCTGTGCCGGGTGAATAAATGCCGTTATCTGTGGTGCCAACAGAAACAGATGGTGCCGCTGCAGTACCAGAAGCAAAAACACCTGATGTAATTGTTGCGGTTCCACCTGTTACCGTGGTAAATGCAGCTGAATTACCAGTAATGGTTGCACCAGAAATTTGCGTAGTGTATACACCTGAAGCAAATTTTGCTGTTGTGCCAGTAGTGGTTGTTCCTGTCAGCGAAGTAAATGAACCAGTTGTATAGGTTGCCGTTGTGCCTTGAATTGTTGTGCCTGTAAGCGAAATGAATGTTCCAGTGGTAAACGCTGCGGCTGTTCCAGTAACAGTTACACCAGAAACAGTTTGTCCTTGAACAAGGTTTCCAGAGATAGTACCAGTAACAGTGATATTCCCACTAAACGTCGGATTCTGGACTAAACCAGAAATAGCAACACTTTTATCAATCCCGCCATCAGTAAAAGTGATAGTATCAACTTTAATTTCGCCGTAAGCCATTTTGTTGTCTCTTTTTGTTTATTTTAACCGAAGAATTAAGGCAAGATCACTAACGGCCCTTGGATAATAAATCCACCAGTACCACCGGATACAACACCAGAACATACAATTGCAGGCGTTGGGCCAGATGGTGTTGTCACATTAAGTGTGCTGCCTGTGATATTTACAAAGGCACCGGTTGTAAACGTAGCCGTTACACCTGTTGTTGTAGTGCCAGTAAGAGAAGTAAACGAACCACTCGTAAACTTTGCTGTGACACCCGTCGTTGTGGTTCCGGTTAATGATGTAAAGCTACCCGTCGTAAAGGTTGCCGTTACACCACTTGTTGTAGTCCCTGTTAACTCAGTAAAAGATCCGGTAGTAAACGTAGCTGTTACACCGGTTGTCGTTGTTCCGGTTAAAGAAACAAAAGAACCCGTCGTTGCACTGACAGTTGTTCCGGTAATCGTGGTGCCACTAAGCGTGCCTGTTACCTGAACACCAGAAGTAAAAGTACTGGAGCCAAGGACGCTAAAATTACCTGATACAACGGTGTTCGTAAAAGCAAGGTTTAATGCTGCAAGTGTCTGAAAAACACCAGTCGATGCATTAACTGTTGTCCCAGTAAAAGTCGTGCCACTAAGATGGGTGAAGACTCCGGAAGTTCCTTGAATTGTATTGCCGGTAATTGTGGCACCAGAAATACTGGTGGTGAAGACACCAGCGATGCCAGTGAGGTTCGTGAAACTTCCGGTGTCACCTGTAACAAGCAGACCGGAAACACGTGTGGTAAATGTTCCGGTTGCCCCGGTCAACGACGTAAATTGTCCGATATTACCGGTAACCGTGGCACCTGAGACCTGCGTTGCAAAAGTACCAGAGGTGCTCGTCAGGTTTGTGAAGATGCCTGACGCCCCTGTAATTGTGGTTGCAGATAAAAAGCTGTTAAATACGCCGGAGACGCCGGAAACAATTGTCGCAGCAACTGTATCACCAGTAACGGTAGTACCAGAAACATTGGTGAATGTTCCGGAGACACCAGTGAGTGTTGTCAGCTGGGCCGTATCACCAGTGATGAGAGCACCAGATAAAAGCTGTGTAAAAACACCAGAAATACCGCTAACATTACCAAAAGCTCCAGTATTGCCAGTAACGGTTGCACCTGAAATCCTGGTGGTAAACGTTCCGGAAACACCTGTTGTATTTGAAATTAAAGCTGTATCACCTGTAATTGTTTCACCAGAAAGACGCGTTGTGAAAACGCCAGAAACACCAGATACCGTTGAAAATGCACCTGTTGTTCCTGTGATTGTTGTTCCGGAAAAAGTTCCAGTGGCCTGAACACCGTTGCCAAACTGAGCAAGGCCAGTGACTGTTAAACCACTGGCAACCGAAAGATTCCCGCTAACTTCAAGAAGTGGCGTGCTAAGAACCTGAAAAGAACCCGTTGTTGCCGCAACAGTCGTTCCAGTAATTGTTGCACCGCTGAGGTTTGTAAAAACGCCAGATGGCGATCTGACTTGACCACCGGTAATCGTAGCGCCCGAAACTTGGGTACTGAAGTTACCAGAAACAAAGTTTGCGTTTGTGCCTGTCGCAGTTGTAACAGTTGTTGTTATAGCGTTGATGTTAGTGCCTTGAACGTTGGTTCCAGTAATTGTTGTTCCACTGACTGTTCCACTAACAATCGCATTGTTTTGAACAACAATACCACTAAACGTACTTAGTCCAGATGATGTAAGAGTATTGAAGGTACTAGAGCCTGTAACCGTCAGGTCTCCAGAGATGGTAACGTTTCCGCTGAATGTTGCTCCACTTATGGGAGCATAATAAACATTAAGATATTCCCTGAACTCTGTAAAAGTTATTTTTTTATTGCGCAGAGTGGGGTCGACCTCGAAAACATGGACCAGCGTAAGCAGGTCCTGATCGATAATATCGCCCCCATTAATGGCTGGAAATTCCGTGATTCTACGGTTTGCCACCTATTGTATTGCGCAATTCTTTCTTTAATTATACGCCTGCTTATTTATCGCACCTTAATCTCAATCTTTGGAAGAGCATTGGAAACAAAATTCCAAGACCACTGAATTCCTGTTACAATACCGCAAGAAATCAGGAGAACAATCAAAAGTTCAGCAACGGTAAGGTTGCGACGCAAGTAGACGACTTTTGGTGCTTGCTGTGATTGTGCCGCTTGTTGAGCAAAAGCCTGCTGAAAGGCAAGATCCCTGGCACGCGCCTTCATCTCTGCGAGTTGCTCCAGGCTGATCTGTCCTTCCGGCATCTGCTGAACCGGAGGTTGGCTCGGTGGAATTTGTTCTTCCATGGTTGTAATCCTATCTCTAAAAACGTTAGCATCTTATTAGTGCGTTTGTTGCTATGGCTTACGGAATTCGCAAAGGTCTAGAAGATATTGCCGCTGAACTCAAGGGGATCAGGAATATCTTGGCCTCCATGTGGCACAGCAGGTACGAAAACGGAGAAACCGATGTCTTGAATCCAGAGGCTTTTGCTGATGAGTATATCTCAACGGAAGAATGTGCTCGCCGTTTGAGCGTATCAGATCAGACTTTGCGGAATTGGATTGCCATTGGAAAAACCAAACCAGACAAGGGCTGGGTTGAAGGCATCCATTACATAAACGCCTCTCCCATGACAAATAAAAAGGCTGTTATTCGCATCCCCTGGAATGCGCTGGTTCGCTCCTTCGCTAAAAACAGGGAGATATGCCCTGCTGACCACCGCGATCCCCGCCTATACAAAACCAAGACCGCAGATCAGGTAATGGAAGATGGCGCACCGATTTAGTACTGTCGATATCTCAAACGTTACTGTTGATAACGTCAATGAGACACTGCCTGAATCAATAAGACTTCAGGTGGAAATGTTCTTGCCTCCAGAAGGCTCTTTCGATGATGGGTGCCTGCAAAGATACCTTGAAATCTTAAGGCAATATGAAGAAGAGGATGAGAACTCTCACATGACGCTTGCGAATCGTTTGCGTCTTGCGTTCCAGGATCCATTGCCAGCTACAATCTGCGGCAAGTTCCCACAAGCTGAGCTTCCTCTGAAACGACGGTTGCGTTGTGTAGCTGAGTATTTAATTCGATCGGGGGAATTAAATAAAGTCAAAGATGAAAATGGAAACCTTGTCAAAAAACGTGGCATATTAGGTAAGATGGTTGTCTTGTATAAGCCAACTGACAAGCTTATTGAATCCTTAATTCGCCAGGGATTAATTGAAAAATGAACCGACGTGAAAAATTAATTGCTTCAGTCATTGGCCCAGAGCTAGATGAAACTAAAACACGGATGCTTGACGCAACCATCAAGTTAATTCTTGGTGATATGGGCCAGCAATACTTTAAACTCTGGGAGGTTGAGGGTCCAGGTATCATGGTTTTTCAGCCAGAGAACAAAGAACGCTCTATGTTCTTTTGGACTCTCAAGGAAATTCACTCTGCCCAAGAGGAGTGCGAACGTGGAAACGATGGTGATATGGCTGAAACATTTCGTCGGATTCTGTCTGCTGCACAAAATATTGACCCTGCGGAAAAAGCTGGTTATGTTATCAATGATGCAGAGGGTATTCGTTATTTTGAAATTGATTACAACCAAGTTTCAGAAAAGTAATGGGACTCCAACATATCAGTAGTCACGTCGAAGGTCGTGAGTATGTGACTTGCCAAGATCTGGTAACGGCTGCCCATGAGTTATTGGGTGGAATCGATCTGGATGTCGCAAGCTCTGACTTTGCCAACACGTATGTAGAAGCAAAGAAATACTACACACCTAGCAAGGATGGGTTGAATGTTCAACCTTGGTACGGTAGCGTGTATCTCTTCCCCCCCTCTGGGGCTTACTTTTGGGATAAGAAAAGGCAGCGCTGGAAGATGACACGAACATCATCTCCAACATTGATGTCTTCCCATGCTGTGTGGTTTAACCGTTTATATAAGGAATGGCTTGCAGGAGAAGTGAAGCAAGGCCTGTTCTTTACAAACTGTACAGACATGATTCGTTATGACCCACGAATCTTTAATTTCCCTGTGTGTATTTTAAAAACTCCCCCAACTCTGGTAATGAGAACCAGTGAAGGTGTTGGTAAACATAAGACGTGCACTTCTTTGATTGTCTATCTACCTCCCGTTGACGACACGTCGTCGGCAACCGAAAGATTTATAGACATCTACGAAGAAAGGGGGCACATTCTCAAGTAATTTGCGTATACTGAAGAACGATTGAACAAGGTTATGAGCGTACTTGCTGACTGGGAAATCAAAAAACTTGCGGAAGAAGAGGAGATGATTTCTCCGTTTGTGGATCGTCTGGTCAGCAAAGAAAATGGAAGGAAACTATTAAGTTATGGACTTGGTTCCTATGGTTATGACATCCGGTTGTCACCAGAGCAATGTCTGATTTTCGGCAAAGTACAGGCTGGTGATTGTGATCCAAAGAACTTTGACCCAAGTATCTTGAAACCTGCAGAGCTTTTAGAAGATGAGCGCGGTAAGTACTTCTTGTTACCGCCCTATGGTTACTGCCTTGGTGTCGCAATGGAGCGCCTGAAGCTTCCTCGTGATGTAACTGTTGTTGCAGTCGGTAAATCGACGTATGCTCGTTCCGGCATCCTCGTGAATATTACACCTGCCGAGGCAATGTGGGAAGGTTATCTAACGTTAGAAATCAGCAACTGCACTGGACTCTTCAATCGCATTTATGCAAATGAAGGGATCACTCAACTTCTTTTCTATCGTGGTAACCCTTGCTCTGTAAGCTACCAAGATCGGAAAGGTAAGTACCAAGACCAACCTGCAGAAGTTGTATTCTCTCAGGTTTAATTGAAAGGCCTACCGGATCTTGGCTGAGGTTTGTCTGCATAATTTGTGCCTCCACCTCGGCCAATCCGGTCACCCATGCTCGGTAGCTCAGTGCCATCAATAAAAGCCGGATTCCTGGGAGTACGTCCTCGGATCGTCGGTTCTGCAATACCGGCTCTTTGTTTGTAAGCACCAGCACTTTTGGCAGCCTTCATGAATCTTGAGACTCTGCCTTGTTTGTCATTAACAGACTCAACAGATCGACGGTCTTCTTCATCTACACGACGAAGATCAGTATCGTAAATACGTTCAGGGTTAAGATCAGTTACTTCCGTACCAGAGGATGCTGCATCCTGACGTGGATCGTAAGTAGGATCAAAGAAACTTGCCATAGTATCATTGTAAAAGGAGCAAATCAATCTCGGATATCATGTATCACAACTCCGCCGCCGGTTTTTTAGATTCTTTTGTCCAAGACGAAGTCAAGTGTCGGTGTCTTGACGAAGAAACATTTGGCGCACCTATTGCAAATGAAGAGAATGATGTGCCACTATATGATATGTACAATCGCGGGTTAGTGGCATGCGAACAGGGGCTCGAAAGGAATCCGTTGAATCTCGAGGGAGCACGTCCTGGAATGACGGGTTACATTCCCTCGATGGAGGAGGGGCTGGCAATGGGAGCATCACCGAAGCCCAAAGCACTGGTCTTGGAATTGGAGGGACCGGACGAGGAGATGATGGAGGAGTCTCTCAAACGTCGTGGTTTGCGCCGGTAGAGGAAGTAAGTGACTGCCCAGGCGGTGTGTGCCCTGTTCCCTGGGCCACTAAAGAAGAACCTCCTGTGATCCAAGAGGATGCGGTCAACCACCCTTCTCATTACAATGACGGCGGAATCGAATGCATCGAAGCCATCGAGTCAGCCCTAACCAACGAAGAGTATCGCGGATTCCTAAAAGGGAATATCCTGAAGTATTTGTGGCGTGAGAGGCATAAAGGCGGGACAGAATCACTGAAGAAGGCACAGTTCTACCTCGATCGTCTTATTCAACTTGACGAGTCTCAGACGGTCTGAAGATCATCTTCATCATCGTCCTCGTCGTCGTATGCGAAAGCGGCGGCAAGCTCTGCTAATTCGAGATCGGTTGGATGATCCCAATCGATCTCAATATTTTCTGATGCCATGATATCCTTGATGGCGTGCCACTCCATCATCCTTTGGTGATATAGGTTCAGAAGAGCAGAGTAAAGCTGGTCCCAAGTCATTTCAGAGGCTTGTAGCTCAGCTTTGCGCATGGCAAACTGCAACTCCAGAGGAAGCTCAAACTCTCTAGGCTCACTTGATCGCTCCATTCCGCTCTGCATGCTCTTACTACAACTATTCTAATCGTACACTTTGAACAAAGAATCTAGACTCTCATCTCTAAAATCAACCCAGGGATTTTCGTCAATCTTAAAGTCGTTAGCAAACTCTGACAGAATATAAGGATTGATCTGTTCTTCCAGTTTTCGGATTGCCCGGACTTCATGAGAAGCAGCGCTGTAATTCCTGAATGCCGTCAAGAGGACTTCTGTAGAGGACCAGGGGTTTGCGTCAACCTCCTGCAGGAATAGATTCACCTCTTCTCGACGACGATCAAGCAGGCTACCAATGACTTTATGGTCTTGATCAAAAATCCAACGGCCAATTTCTTCTGTTGCTCCTGACAGGTCTTCAGTTTCAAGACAGTCAATCATACGGCTGTAAAGGAAAGGTTCCCATCCAATTGAATGGATAAAAGAAACAAGAGCTTGGCGCATACAGTCATCAAGTCCTAAGTTTAAACGCAGAAGCTGGGACTCAATAACGTTGACTTCGTGAAATAAATACTCCAGTGCCTTCTCTTGGCTGCAGCACTGACCTTGCTTGACGGGAGAACCATCGGGATAGAACTGAGTCCCAAACCCGATGGTGTATGGTTCTCCACCTGAGTACGGATCTGGATATGCTTTTTCGTTAAACCCTTCGTATTTACGAATCAGATTAACAGCACGCGAAAGATCCGACATGAGAGTATCTATTATTACTCTCAATCATACATACTTTTTACATACCTTGTCCACGATAACGTTTTTGCCCAGGCTTTAGCTTAGTCCTTTTAGAGCGCCCTTGACGTGTCTTCTTGGGTTTAGACTCAATTTGGATTGCCGTGGATCTGGGTTTTGCCATGCTGATAAAGAATCAACCTACACAGCTTAGCAGGAAATTACCATTTTGTTTTGTGGCTCCAGTAACGTGCTGACATCTTGTCAGGCTTTGGATCTTGTGCGTTATGTCGTGCATAATAAGATTTCCTCCGTGCTTTATCCTCGGCAGTTTTAGGATTCTTTCCAGCGCCTTCGACTCCCTGCTGACCAAAACGAATAATTTTTTCTTTATCACCTTCACATGCCTTGACCACATGGCTTTTTGTTGGGTGTCCAGGGGTCTCTCTGGGTTTATTACACTCCATCTTATCTTTAGCGATCTTAGCAGCAGCGGCAGCCTTCTTTCGTTTATCAGCCATCAGAGCCCCTTGAGCATGGATGTAAATTCACCAAGAATTTGACTACCTGTTTTTGATTTGTAGTCAGTGTCATTGTCATTGTCATCTAATCCTAAGCTAAAGAAGCTTGAAGTTTTTGGAGCGACATTTTCATCGTCATCAACCAAAGTTGTTTTTTCATCATCGGAAAAGAAACTTTCAATAGTTCCAAGGGAAGCAAACGGGTCGCTGAAATCCAAACCTTCAATCTTTAACGCTGAATCAGAACCCGCCTTGGTTAGTAGTGTTTGCTCAGATCTGTCAACATCCGGGAAGAAGTTTTCATAAAACTCGTCTTCGGTTCCCTGGAAACCAGCGGATTGGAAGACTTTGTACAGCTCAGTCTCTGGTGTGGCTTGTTCATTTTTGTAATCTTCTTCTCGTTCAATGTAAGTTAGTCCAAGAATTTGTTGAGTCGGCTTGCGTCTTTTCTCGTTTAGGTATTTAATTTGTTCTCGTATTTCTTGAGCGGACCCGGTGCGTAATGTCTCGGCAATGTATTGTTTCAGTTCTTCGGTAGTTCCTTTAAAATTGTCTAGACCAAATTTCTGTAACGCTTCATTCCAGTTTTCTTTATCTGTTGGATCTAGTCCCTTCAACATTTCGTCAGCAAATTCATCTGGAGTAACAAACTGGCCAAAAATGGTACCTTGTTTTAAAGACTCTTTTTTCAATGCCGGAAGAATTTCATCAAAGATATAATCTTGCACTTTGCTTGCTGTCAAAATATTCTCGGCTGGGTCGTAACCTTTTCCTTGGCCCTTGACTTCAAAGTGCATACGGGCAAAAGCATCTTTATCGGTAATATCAATACCAAAGCGATAGGCCTGCTGTTTCCAATATGAATCTCCTTCTTTAGCAGCTTTCCAGTCTGCTGCCACCGTTTTAGCTTGTTCAGCGTACGCATCTTCTGCTGCTTTGTTGCCTGTCGGGTTGAAATAGAAATCTGCATCGAAAGAACGATCACCTTCTTTTTTAATATCATCAAGATATTTTTTGGCCCTCAGTTCTGCAACCAAGCTAACTGCGTTAAACATATCTTGAGTCTGGAACGGGTTTTGCTCCTCTTGTCTGACATCAAGATATTCTTTAAATTCATCCATGGAACGAGCTGTATCAAAACGTGGCTTTAAATATTTGTCGATAAAAGTGCTGGCAAAATCAGCTTCAATTTTTATGGTTTTTTTTGCTTCGTCTGCTGTATAGCCGAGTTTCAATTCTTGATCATACTTTTTCTTTAAAGTGTCATCAAACCATTGCTGCCAATTATATGTAGCGTTATTACGTACACCGGTGATGTTCTGAAGGCTTTTTTCCAGGGACTCTTCTGCTTTTCCTCCAGAGGTGAAAGAAAGCATACCACCTACTCCACTGTCCCCTAAAATTGAGTTTGACAACTCTTGGTTGATATCTGTAATTTCGCTAAAGCCACCAAGATTTCCTAATAGGCTGATCGTACTTTCTTTTGCTTTAGCCTTCTTCATTTCTTCGATGGTGTCTTTAAGAACGTTCTGCTTAAGCGCACCAAATTTTTTAACGTCTACAGTAGCTTTCGCGCCAACTGCAGTATTAATAGCATCTTCTAATTCCGTAATACCATATCCAGCATTAACGTTGTAGTCCAGACTAATTTGTTTATCTTTATCCCTATCAGACAATCGGAAAAGCGCAACAAAATCATCCTTTTTATTGATGTCAAGAAAACTTTCTTTTGCTAATTTCTTCCAGTATGTATCTCCGTCTTTAGCTTTCTCCCATTCGGCCGCAATCTCTGGTACTTTAAGGATTCGATCAGTTTGACTATCCGTATTAATACCTAGCTGAAGATCTCGAACCTCTTGAAGATCTTTATCAGTTGGTTTCTTTTCAATGTATTCGTCTGCATACTTAGTCTTTTCTGGTGCATTACCGCGCTTACCAGCTTTCTTGCCCTGCAGTGCATAATGAGAAGCAAGAAAATTTTGTTTATTAGTGTATCTTTCGGTGATGTCCAGGTCACCATTTTCGACAGCCGTATCCCATTTTTCAGCTACAGACGGATTTTCTTTGGCATAATATGTTGCATCAAAATCACCATAAAGAGGTTTATAATCTTCCGCTTTTAAAGTGACAGGTGTTATTTTTTCTGTTATGTAAAATGTATCAAAATTATCTTGAATATCTTTAATGTTAAGCTCCTTTAATGCTTCAATTTGAGTAAGATAATCTCCGCCTTTCGTTGATGAGATAACCAAAAGACCTTTGTCGTAATTTGCGTTTAAAGCTTCATTTTCTTCGTTTAATTTTTTGTTCTCGTCGTTTATATATTGATGAATTTGATTGTTTGATTGTATTTCACTGGAAGCTTTAGAAGCTGAAAACGCAAGATCCTGGAAATTCCCCAGGGTGGTTTGGTACTTTTGAAGATCTTCTTTTGAGTAGTTTACGGGGATGTCACCAAGTTTGACCCAACCCTTATTGGGGTCTTTATTCTTGTTTATGCCAACGCTATAATCGGTGGTAACGGTAAATTGAAATGACTGACCTTTTTGGGATCCAGTTTTCTTCTCCTGTTTTGCCCACACCTCCATCGTGTCATAAACGGGTTTATCCGTCGGATAATCACTCTTTTCATAGGAAACATTCCATTTCTTGTCGTTTGCGTTATAAGTAAGACCCATTATCCCGCCAGCTTGTAATTAACTGTTTTTTCTTGATCTACTAAATCTATCATTTCTTGTTTGATCCACGCCGAAATCCGATCTAATCTTGCTTGACTAAAAAATGTTTGCTGTTGGTACCAGTCTTCCATCTTGTTACTTGCTTTGTTTTGATTACAACGACGACAACATGGGAGCAAGTTACTTCTATTGCTGGAACCAGATTTAAACCTTGGAACAATATGATCCAAACTTGTGGCCGGATCTCCGCAATAACCGCATTTATG